CAATGAGAGCCATCGATCATCCCAAATAGGCGGTGAGTAGACGTTCGGAGGCCTTGAAATTCGGCAGGGCGTCCATCCTCCGAACCTCATAGGAGGAGGTGCTCATAGGATCATCCGGGGTATTGGAATCCATCTCACCTTCCATCAATCTGTCTCCAATCGAGAGCTCGCGATCCACATAAGCCACCGCCTTGCTTGTCTGCGTCTCTCCGCGAGCATCCAAAAATTCCACCATTGAATCCTCCCAACGACACGAAATTTCTATGGGAGGAGAAAATGTCCATCGGCCATATCGGTCTTGAGATTGGCGGGCCCACCAGACCGCCTTCTGTCTCCTCATTTTGGCGATGACACTCATGCGGCGATCTCCTCCTTCTCAACCGCCTTCAATGTCTCAAGAAACTCAAGGAAAGACATCCGTGGAAATACGGGGAGCCGCGAGGAACCGTCCGTCACGTTGATTACGGACACCCCAGGAGGCAGGCTGCGAGAGACGCAGAGAAACCCATTGAGAAACCGACGGAAGGCGTATTCCTGCGTCGTTTTGGTATTCCAAGGATGCCAATGAGAGACGTTATCGCGATTGCTGAGATCGTATCCAAGCAGATAGATCTGGATTGCCCCAAGGCTGATAGCGAGGTTGATTGCAGCAGCTCCCGTCGAATAGTTCCACCCTAAGGTAGAACCAGAATGGATTCCATCCCGTTCCCTTGCCATCTTATGAAGGCGGGGGACCTCCCATGACAACATGGTGGGGGCATTGGTGACCAGACGACCGGGCCACTGCTCAAGCTCATGGCGGTTCTTCTGCCACCACCCAGGATCTCCAAAGATGCAATAGGAGATGATGTCTGGCCCGAGCCGAAAGGCATCATTGCAGCCAATCACGTTTCTTCCGCGGAGAAGGGAAAAATCAAACCCGGTCAAGGACGGACCTCCGCCAATCAGGTACGCCTCTTGACCTTCCCATTCTTTTGGAGGGGTCCAGAGGTTCATCAGGTAATCTGTTCTGCTTCCTCCCTGGTCTTGCCCAACCAGGTGACTGTCGCAGTCTTGCGACGGCCGGAGGCGATTGAGCGTAGGAGGCCACTGGTGTCCAAGGCCATGGCCATCTGGCCATAGTGGGACGTGGCCAATCCCAAATCTACTCGACTCTGATAAGTGGTACTGACAGAGCCCGCGGCCTCAGATACGGGCCGCGGGTCTCTGACCGTGTAGAAGTGGGCGGCAAGCCAGGTTTCGATCAGAGCCAACCGCTCAGCTGAATGACCCGAGTCAGTGGCGATTTCATCCACCAGAGACGTCGCGGCTGAGATGAACGCATCAAGAGAAATTGACGCATCAACCTCAATTATCGCGCGAACATCATCTGAGGTGGTCCTTGCCATCACTCATCCTCTGTCAACAGAGTCCTTCGAGGTTTCTTAGAAGAGACCGTCGCAGAGGGAGGAACCGAGGACTTCTCTAGTTCCACGGGAGGGGAGAAGGGCGGGGTCGATTCCTTCAGGCCACTCTGCGACGGAAGGCGCTCCTTACTTCTGTGGCCTTCAGAAGTGGGAGTGGTTGTCAGAACAGGTGAACTCACCCGCTCGAACTTACCAGGGAAAGAGACCGATAGATCCTGAAAGGATTCAACGGTCTCTCCCTTGGTATAGACCTTGCCTTCTCCGTCAATGTGGCACCCCGCGTTAACCTTGAACTTCATCATAGGAGAATTGGTTTGTCAATGGGTGTATGGTCAAGATCTTACACGCTACCGTGGACGATACCCGTATTGCCATTGAAGTCCGCCCGAAGCTGAGGCACCATGATGGCCATGACCTTGAAGTTAAGGCGCATTCCACCTTGGGTTTCCCATTGCACGGTGGTGATATCCATGCCGATCACGACACGGATGACATCACTGGTCTGCTGGACCAAGATGAGCTGATAGCCCGTGAGGTAATCCGCGGTCCTCACACCCACGATGCCATTGATCGCCTCAATACGCTGGCGCAGGGTGTTGTCACCCTTCTGGGCGGAATAGTCGTCATCCAGGTACTGATCCCAGGCGGGCGAATTGTAGAGGACCCAAGGTCCGTAATGGTGGCGATCTTCGCTGGCCTGCCGCATCTGGAGAATCTCAGACACCAATGTCTGAGGAGTCCACGAAGATGCAGTGGGGCTCGTGAGGGACTTCGTAATCCGCGATGGGAAGTTGGTCAGCCCGTAGATGGTCCCTCCGCCGTAGGCGAATGAGGAGCTCACACCCAGAGCCAACTTCTCTGCCTCCTCACTAACCTTGCGGGCCGCGAGCTGGGCCATGGTGGTGTCCAGCGGAGAACCTCCGTTCCGCGACGCGGCGATCTGCCGTGCGTTGAAGTAGAAGTCCTTGTGGATGACCGGCAGCGGCAGATTCTCGATGTCATACTCCGGCCGGTCCCCTTCGGACTCTCGAGCCGGGTCCATGCTGATCGTTGCCGCGGTGATGTCGCTCTGCTTCTCGGTCTCCAAGACCGTCTTTCCCATCCCATTTGGGATCACGTAAGACAATCCGGCTCCTCGAAGGTCAGCGATGACACGGAGACGCTCTTTGGCGGCGGCCACTACCGCCTCATCGAGAATCTTCCATTCGTCCTTGCGGAGAGTGGCATTCTGGACAGGCAACGGAACCGCCGTGAGCTGGCCACCTTGGTTCCGCGCGATGTAATGTCGCCCATCTTTGCCGATCCAAGGACGGAGAGCCGCGACGTCGAAATTTGAGGCGAGCAAGGTCGTCGCGACAGTGCCTTGGGCCTGACCGTTGATGATAAGATCTTTCATATGGTGTGATCGATTGGTGGGTCTAGAGGAGTCTCACAGTGATGCGCTCATCGACATCATTGGAGTCGCTCGCATCCACAGCCTCGAGAGCCACAGCGATGCGAATATCCGATGAAGTCGCAACCTTCAAAGCTCCGTCACCATTACTGGTGAGGAAATCGCCCTTGGCGGCATTCTCGCCGCCGGAGAGCCAAGCTCGAACAATGTCTCCCGATTGGCCGATGACGTAACTGACTCGATCGCCTAAGGCGTAGTTCTCGTCAATATCTTTCCCTTGAAGGGCGTCTTCAAGAGCGAATGCTTTCTCCGCCCAGCCTCCGGCAGTGGCGTGTTTTGCGACCTTGCCTGCGGAATCGTAGGCCAGCAGATCGCCAGGGCGAATTGCTGCGGCTGCGACAGCCTCCTCAGCAATGCCAGACCCACGAAGGTGGATCCGTTTTGGAGTGGTGCTCATTTGTGTTTCTCTCTTTCTTGTGGTTAGTCTCTCGTTACTTCTTAGCGAAGGAGATCATTGGAATCTCCAGAGCCTCCTCAACCTGGTTGCTGGTAGGAACCGGCGCCAGGCCTGTATAGTTAGCCGTGGGAGTTGGGGCCGCCAGAGCCGCAATGGCTCGAAGCTCGCTGAGTGGTTTGGTCTCCAAAGCCTCAACGGTGAAAGTGTTGGCCTTATTGGCCTTGATAGTCTCAATGAGCTTCTTCTTCTCCTCATCGTAGACTTCCATGGAGTTCGTCAGCACCTCTTGGATCTCCTTAGGGGCTTGACTGATGTAATCCTGGAGCGAGACAATCTTGGTCTGAGCAGCAGGAGGAGGCGGAGCCTCAGGGGATTTCGCCGGCGGCGGAGGCGGCGGGGCCGCATTCTGCGTCGGACGTTTGAGGAGGCCTGCTAGAGCAGCCTCCAGGGATTCATCTTTGAGACCCTTGACGTCATCTTCCGTCATCTCTGCTGAAAGGGTGACCCCATCTACAGAAGTGACCGAATTCGCCACCAAGAGCTTCACGATCTTGAGCTTGTTCATGTTTGTTCGTTGGTTGGTGCGAGGGGCGGAATTTTCCACCTCGCGGTACTCTGTGACTCGGGTGACTTTGACGGGCTCTTCATCACTCAATGAGACCCCTTCATCATCCTTCCTCGTGTATCTGAGGCGCCACAGTTCGCCGTCTTTGGTGAAGACGACAGAGTCATCGAAGACATCCACAATCCCAAAATAGACAGCAGGGGTGTCTGCTGGGAGTGGGGTGAATCTCTTCCGTAAAGCCTCCTCCAAATCTGAGTAGATGGCAGCATGGGAAAGCTCGTTCTGAAGCATCGCTGAGTTTCGCAAGAACCCTGCCCCATCCGCAATCGAGCAGGCTCCCACTTGATCTGGTAGAAGAGCAAGATGATCAGGACGAAAATTTCTGGCGATCCCTATGTAGTGTTCACCGTTCCAGTCCCCCTCCACCTCCTCAATATCAATGTAGAGTCCTGTAGAGAGCTCCATCATCTCCTTGGCGTTGACAGCCGCCATGATGCGCTCATCTACCTGATCGGCTCGATTTTGGTCTATCCAGGCCTCAGATTTGAGACGCCCTTTCTCAAATCGAGTATTCAACATCAACCCCACCTTGCGGCTGTTCAGAATCACAGGGTCACAAGCAGATACCCCTCGGCCGGAGAAGGTGGGATGATACACGACGACAGGTTTGTGGTTCCAGACTTCTGGGACCTTGGCGAGCTCCTCGGCTGGATAGTAGACAGGTCCCGCAGATCCGGCATGGACTCCTTCAGTGAGGATAACCATGGGGACCACCACATATTCCTTCCCCTCCAGAACATCGAGACGACAATTGGCAGGGAGAAGATTGAGAGTGAGATGGGAGAAGGTGCCGCCTTCCTGCGGAGAGGCATGACGGCCTCTTCCGAGGTTCATCTTCTTGAACCTCCGACTTGATCCTGTCATGATCTGTGCCATCAGAGTGACCAATACTGGACTCTGATAGACCTCGCAAGACCTTTTTTGGAGAATTTATTCTCCTCAATTCTGGCGATTCACTCTGGCCAGGTATTTGGTGAGAGATTCCAAGATATCCTGACGAGGGAAGGGACGAAATATGAGAAAGGTCCGACGGAGCCGTCGAGCCGTGACCTTTGCATCAGGGTCCCAACAGGCTTCAATCTCCTGATCAGTGGGCTCATTATTCAGCTCCTTTATCAACACCTTCAAAGATTCACCTACCAGAACATAGAGACTGGCCAACTGGTCGCAATGGGAGGAGAGGTTGTCTCGACCTGAGATAGAAAGGTGAGGGTGTTTATCCAAGAGCTCCTTCCACCCCACCTCAACTTCATCAAGAGAACAGCCAAGACGTCCTGCAATGACTTCATCACTGAAGCCCGCCTGTTTCAATATCAAGAGCTCTGGGAGGGAAATCATGGTCGGACAAGACCTGCACGGATGGC